GACTGCCCCACGACGAAGTCTATCCACCGTCTGACGTGATCACTCCTGCCGTGGCCGAGAAACTCACCGACAAGATGAAGGGGCCGAAGATGATCGAGATGCAACGCCTGATTGTGAAGCCACCCGGATCGCCGATGGCCGTGCCTGAGAGTGACCCACGCAAAGCCTACGAGAACGACATGACCAGCGACTTCGCCGGGATAGATTTGGAGGAGGAGGTGTGAAGGCAAACCCTCTGCGCAAACTGGAGGCAGAAATTTCCGCCCGAGTGCTTGAGAGCCTCAAACCAAGAATTGTCATCTCATTTTCAGGTGGTCGCACCAGCGCGGTAATGACCAAACTCCTCTTGGAGAGATATGCCGACACGCATCAACTGCTGGTGGCTTTCGCCAACACAGGGCAGGAGCATCCAGCCACCTTGGACTTCGTGCGACTCTGCGATGAACGTCTCGGTTTCGGCACCGTTTGGCTGGAGGCCGTCGTGAGCATGGAGAAGGGAGAGGGTATCCGCCATCGCGTGGTGGATTTCCACACTGCCAGCCGTGACGGCAGACCCTTTCGCGACTACATCGCAAAGTATGGCATACCAAACATGGGAAGCCCCCAATGCACTAGCAGATTGAAGGAGAACGTGATCGACAGCTATAGGCGAAGCGTCGGGTGGAAGACGAAGCAGTATGACACGGCCATCGGCATTCGTGCGGACGAGGCGGATAGGGCGTCCGTCAATGCAAAGGAAAAACGATTCGTGTACCCCTTGATTGAACTCGGATACACGAAAGAGCGTGTGATCGAGGAAGTCAGGACGTGGGGATTTGATCTCACGATCCCCGAGCACTACGGCAACTGCACTTGGTGCTGGAAAAAGTCTTATCGGAAGCTGCTCACTTTGGCGGTCGAAACACCTCGTGTGTTTGATTTTCCTAGGGCAATGGAAAAAGAGTTCCAGCACTTCAAATGCAACCCTGCCGTCACGTCGCCGGATGGTCGGCGGCTGTTCTTCCGCAAACACAAATCAGTGGACGACATTTTAGAGGACGCAAAGAAACCCTTCCAACTTTTTACCGACAAGCACCATATCGAGTATGATGAGAATCTTGATTTCGGGGTGGGCTGCGGCGAGTCCTGCGAGATCGGCTCCGACGAAAGATATGGAGTTCAGATAGAGGAAGAAGATTTCAACGAATCCGACTTTTGGGGTTGACCCGCAGAATCATCTGTGGATATTCTACCTCTACCGCACAACGCGGCGACCCGAGAAACACACAAACCGAAGACACACGAACATGAGCCAGCCCAACACCGCCGACCCGAACATCATACTGCTGAAGAACGTCAGACTGTCGTATCCGAAAATCTTCAAACCCGCCCCGTTTGGCGACGAAGGCGGAGATCCGTTTTACAGCGCCAACTTCATCCTCGACAAGAAGACCAACGCTGACGCCATCAAGGCTGTCGAGGCCCGCATCGACGCCCTCAAGAAAGAGAAGTGGAAAGGTAAGCCTCCGGGCGGCATCAAGCCTTGCCTCCGCGACGGGTCCGAGCGCGACGGCAGCGACGGCTATGGCGACGGCGTCATGTTCCTCTCCGCCAGTTCCAAGCAGGACCGCAAGCCCAAGGTGGTCAACAAAGCGTTCGAGCCTCTGACCGCCGAGGACGGCAAACCCTACGCCGGTTGCTTCGTCCACTCCTCCGTGCGCCTGTGGGCCATGGACAACAAGTTCGGCAAACGCATCAACGCCGAGCTGCGTGTGGTCATCTTCCACGCTGACGGCGAACCGTTCGGCGCTGCTCCGGTGGACGCTGAGTCCGAGTTTGCAGGTGTCGATTTGGACGACGAGTCCGAGACCGCCGCGCCAGCCGCCAAACCGGCTGCCAAGAAACCTGCCGCCGATCTTAGCATCGACGACATGTGAAGAATTTGAGGGTTGAAGAGCAGCAGACTGTAACGGAGTCACCACCGCGTAAACCTGCCGAGCGTTCGCCTCTTAAACGGAGACTGAGCAACCTGCCGACAATGTGGTAGCTCGCCAATTTCAAACGGGCGCGTATGGCTACGGAAGGGCCGGACTTATAACCCGACACCCTTTACCAGTTCGATTCTGGGAAGCCCTCCAATTCGATAAGCCAAGAGAGTCGTAACCGAGGGTTCCGTTTCACCCTTCTATTGGAGTAGCCGCCAGACTGCTTGGTATCCTTGGCTCTGGCACCCATTTTTGAGCGCGTGGCGGAATTGGTTAGACGCTCCCTAGTGACAGGGCGGGTAGCTCCCGAAGATTCTCTCACCAGAACGATTGCAGGTTCGAGTCCTGCCGCGCTCACTCCCGCACTTTTTAACCCGACATGTAATGGCTAAATGTTTTCATCTGGATTTTGAAACTAGGAGCGCGGCGGACATCAAGCGCACAGGTGCTTTCCGCTATGCCGAAGACCCGTCCACCGAGATCCTGTGCGCAGCCGTTGCCCGCGATGACGAGGAGCCGCTGCTGTGGGTCAACCCCAAGTTTGCGTTCGACGACATGAGTGTGTGCCGGTCGTCTCTCGGAGCGGATGAGTTGATCGACGAGATGAACCGCAGCGATGCTCCGGTGTACGCGCACAACGCTTACTTTGAGCAAGCGATCACCAACCACTGCCCGGACAACCGCTGGTTCCAGATCGACTACCGCCGCTGGCGCTGCACCGCCGCGATGTCCCGCCGAGCCGCCATTCCGCCATCCTTGGAGAAGGCTGCCGAGACTCTGGGTCTGCTGCAACAAAAAGACAGCAAAGGCAAAGCCCTTATCCGCAAGTTCTCCATTCCGCAGAAAGCATCCGGCAAGTTTATCAACCCCATCGACCGACAGGATGACTTCATCGCCTTCTGTGACTACTGCCTTCAAGACGTTCGTGTGGAACAGGGCATCCACAAGGCTCTCAAGCACTTTGAGCTGACCGGCGACACGTTGGCAGCGTTCCAAGCCGACCTTGCGATCAACAGCCGGGGGCTGCCCGTGAACCTGCCTGCCCTGCGTCACGCCCAATCGCTGATCGAGGCCAACGAGGCGCGGCTGACCGAGGAGTTCCGCGAACTGACCGGCTTCAACCCGACACAACGCGATGTGCTGCTCAAGTGGCTCAAGGAACAAGGGTTCCCCGGCGACAACCTCCGCGCCGACACTCTGGACGAACAGTTGGAGGATGAAGCCTTCGACCCCACAACGACGATGGGGCGCGTGCTGTCCATCAAGAAGTCTCTCAGCTTCGCCAGCATCAAGAAGGTGAAGGCGATGATCGAGTGCGCGTGCGCCGACAGTCGGGTGCGTGGCACCATCCAGTTTTACGGCGCAGGTCCAGGCCGTGCATCCGGGCGTCTCGTCCAACCGCAGAACTTCAAACGCCCCACCATCAAAAACACGGACGCCGCCTACGCCGACATCATGGCAGGCGCGAGCGAGGAGCACATCGAGCTGTTTTATGGGCCGTTGTTGGAAGTCATTGGCTCGTGCATCCGCCACTTCATCCACGACGAAGGTGGTCCGATCTTTGACGTGGACTTCAGCAGCATTGAAGCCCGTATCGCAGCGTGGCTGGCTGGTGAAGAGTGGAAGTTGGAAGTGTTCCGCACTCACGGCAAGATTTACGAGGCGACCATCTGCCGCATGACTGGGATGCCGTTGCAGGAGATGCTCGATTACGCGAAAGAGCACGACAAGCATCATCCAGACAGACAGAAGGGTAAAATTTCAGAGTTGGCCTTGGGCTTTATGGGCGGTCCTGACGCGTTGCTGTCCATGGCACAGCAAAACGGCATGGACTTCGAGGTCACGGAAGACGAGTTGCAGACTTTCCTGGACAGAATAACGACCTCGGACGGCAAGCCTCTCAATCTCGTGGCAGAGAATCTCACACCCTGGGACAGAACCTATTATGTGCAGAAGGCGAGAGAATACAAGTTGCAGGAGATCGTGGACCAGTGGCGCGAAGCCAACCCGAACATCGTCAAAGCATGGTACGCTTATGATCGTGCGGCCAAGAACGCGGTGACGAACTTCGGTAGTCGCCACACGGCTTACCGCATAGAGTTCTTCTGTGCGGTGACGGCAGGTGCCAAATATCTGTTTGCCAAGCTGCCTTCCGGTCGTCGTATTGCCTACCGCGATCCGAAAGTCGAGGAGACCGTGGCACGCGACAAGAAGACAGGAGAGATTGAACACTGGCCGGATGGTCGAGTGAAGACTCGCCAGTCGCTCACCTACTGGGGGCAGATTCGCGGTAAACAAATTTGGGGACGATGTGGACTTTTCGGCGGTTTACTGATGCAGAACTTCACAGAAGGTGTCGGCGCTGACCTGCTCAACAACGGCATCATCAAATCCGAGGCGGCGGGCTACGAGGTGTGCTCGTTGATCCATGACCAGATCCTCACCTACACCCGCGAAAACCAGACCATCGAAGAACTGGTCGGGCACATGACCAACGTGCCGGAGTGGACCAAAGGTCTGCCCGTCGCCGCTGATGGTCAGGTTCAACCCTACTACACCAAGTAACCTTATGACTGAAACCCAGAACACCAGAGGTCGCATTTGTCGGTGCGGCAGAACATTCAAGTTGCACAAAGACGCAGCCGACTTTCTACTGTGCCCCGAATGCCGGACGCAGCACCGCAACAACAAAACCAAAAAGAGGAGACGGAAATGACCAAGGCACCACCCCTCGAAAAGGAGATCGAGAAAAAAATCTGCGACTACGCCAAGTCGAAAGGCTGCTACGTCCGCAAGTTCGTCTCCCCCAACAACCGTTCGGTGCCCGACCGGCTCATCATTGCGCCGGGTGGCGCTGTCGGATTCCTAGAGATCAAGCGCGGCGGGTGCAAACCGACCAAAGCGCAGGAGGCGGAGATGGAGTTGCTGTCGAAGGTTGGAGCGCACGTCGGCTGGTGCGACAACGTGGTGGACGGCAAGCTGTGGGTGGATGGGGCGATGAAGAGAGGGAAGGAGGACTTCTGGGGATGAAACTGATACTTGGAAACAACCTCGACCTGCTCCGCGCTATGCCAGGTAACAGTGTGGACGCCATTGTCACCGATCCGCCTTATGGTCTTGGCAAAGAACCTGATGCACTCGCCATGCTGCGCGATTGGATGGAGCACGGACATCATGATGTGAAAAGCAAAAAAGGTTTCATGGGCAAGGAGTGGGACAACTTCGTCCCGCAGCCTGCGCAATGGAAAGAATGCCTCCGCGTGTTGAAACCTGGAGGACACGTTCTAGCGTTTGCCGGGACTCGTACACAGGACTTGATGGCGCTTGGTCTGCGCATCGCCGGGTTTGAGATTCGTGATCTGGTGGCGTGGATTTACGGTTCGGGGTTCCCCAAAGTGAAGACCGTGCTCAAGCCTGCGCTGGAGCCGATCACGCTGGCACGGAAGCCGGGGAAATCTGAGTTGCAGATTGATCTGTGCCGTGTTGGGGACTTTACCAACACTACACCAAGCGGATTGGACAGATTTAATGCTTCCCTGGCTCAACAAGGATATAGGCCGGGGGAGTACCAACAAGGATCGAAGCCTACGTCGAGACAAACAGGACGCTGGCCCGCCAACGTGATTCACGATGGCAGCGATGAAGTGCTGGCGCTGTTTCCTGAGAGCACCGGACAATTGGCCGCAAGCCGGAGTGACGGGACGACCAAAACCAACACTGTGTATGGGAAAATGCAGCACAATTCAAAGGTGATGATGCCTCGTGATGATGGGGATAACAAATCTGCAGCTCGATTCTTCTACTGCGCAAAAGTCTCTACCAAGGAACGCAACGAAGGCTGCGAAGCTCTACCCGATAAAGATTGGTCGGACGATGGTGCAGCCGTCCCCGAACGCGCTAACCGTCCGTTCAACCCCTCGAAGAACAACCATCCAACGGTCAAGCCTACGGCACTCATGCGCTATCTCTGCCGACTCGTGACGCCCCCCGGTGGCACCATCCTTGACCCGTGGATGGGCAGCGGGAGCACGGGCAAAGCAGCCAAGCTGGAAGGATTCAACTTCATCGGCATGGAACGCGAGGCCGAGTATTTCAAAATCGCGCAGGCCCGGTGTGGGGTGGAAATCTTCACAGAGGAGGACTTCTGGGGATGAAACTGCGCAAAAAGAAACTGCCTGGACGCTGCCCCGTCTGCCGGTGCCGCAACGCACCGCGCAACCTGTCCGACCATCCTACCAGCACCCAGTTGTGCGGCTCTCACGCCAAGGAGCAGTGGCGGTTGAACAACCCCGTGCATTGCGCCTTCGACAACCTGCGAGCCTCCGCCCGGAAGCGCAAAATACCGTTCAGCCTGACCTTCGATCAGTTCAAGGCGGTCATCCTGCCGACCCGTTACATGGACGACAAAGGCAACGGGCGGTTCTGTCTGCACATCGACCGCAAGGACAGCACCCGTGGCTACGAGGATGGCAACATTCAGGTGCTCACCTGCACCGAGAATGTACAGAAGGAAAACGCTGAACGTCGGCAGCGGTTTGTCGATGAGAAGATCCACGGCAGAGCAGTTGAAGACGACGAATCCGACCCTTTCTAACATGACAACCGTAATCCTCGAATCGCCCTTTGCGGGCAAGCCGCAACTCCACGTCCGCTATGCCCGTGCCGCCATGCGCGACTCGCTGCTACGCGGTGAAGCACCCATGGTCAGTCACCTGCTCTACACCCAAGTCCTCGACGACGAAGACCCGACCGACCGTGCCATGGGCATCGCGGCAGGACTGGCCTGGAAGGCGGACAAGACCGTCGTGTACACCGACTGCGGCATCAGCAATGGTATGGAGCAGGGCATCCGTGCGGCACAGACTGCCGGTCGCCCTGTTGAGTATCGCACGGTGGAGGGGTGGAGGGCGTGAACTTCGTTCCTGCCCCACCCCAATCCCTGGCAGAAGATTTCCTGACCACACACGACATTTGCTTTTTGCTGATGGGGATGGGTTTGGGGAAGTCTGCGACGTGCCTGTCCGCTTTTTGCAAACTCCAAGCTGCTTTGGAAGTGGGGGCTGCGTTGGTTGTGGCCCCATTGCGAGTTTGCAACATTACCTGGGGCATGGAGGCGTCTTATTGGGACCAGTTCAAGCATCTGAAAATTGCCAACCTGCGCACCCCGTTGGGTCGCCGCGCATTCATCGCCGGGCAGGCCGACCTGTATCTGCTCAACTACGAGTCCATTCCTCTGCTAGTGAAACTGGTCGAGAAACGCGGAGGCAAAGTGCCATACGACCTCGTCATCTTCGACGAGTCCACTAAAGCGAAAAACCCTGCTAGCAAGCGCATCAACCTGCTGCGGCGGGAGGTTCCCGGCGTTAAACGCCGCTGGGCGCTAACCGGGACTCCTGCTCCAAACAGCCTGCTCGACCTGTTCGGTCAGGTGCGACTGCTCGACGACGGGCAACGTCTTGGACGCAGCTTCGACCATTTCAAGAAGACCTACTTCGCCGCCACCGATTATCAGCAATACAACTGGGAGCCGATACCCGGAGCCGCCGAGCGCATCGACCAGCGCATCGCCGACATCACTCTCACCCTTCGCACCTCCGACTGGCTCAAGGATTTGCCTGACTGCCACATCGAGGATGTCGAGGTCAAACTGCCCGGTCACGTCATGGAGCAATACGAGGAGTTCAAGAAAGAACTGATCCTCGAACTGCGGCAGGAAGTCCAAATCACCGCAGCCAATGCCGCCGTACTCGTGCGCAAGCTGTTGCAGTTCACTTCCGGCGCGATATACGACGGTGAGAAACGAGTCCACGATGTTCACGACTGCAAGACGGACATGCTCGCCAAGATAGCGAAACAAACCAAAGGGCCGCTGCTGGTGATCTGTGATTTCAAACACGAGCAGGACCGCATCCGTCGCAAATTCCCGCAGGCACGCTTCTTCGCCGACGCCCGAACACCGGCTCTCCAGATGCAGCTTATCGCGCAATGGAACCGTAAGGAGATACCAATGCTCGTCGGGCACCCAATGTCCATGGGGCACGGGCTAAACCTCCAAACCGGCTCGCAGACCATGGTGTGGATGTCTCTGACATACAGCCGCGAGTGCTATGAGCAGACCATTGCCCGGCTCCACCGCCGAGGGCAGAAAGACGTGGTCACAGTTCACCGTTTGATGGTGCCCGGCACCGTGGACGACGTGGTGGCCGAGGTGCTTGAAGAAAAGCGCAACACCGAGCAGCGGTTGCTCACCGCCCTGATGCTCCTCGAAGGCGACCGCAAAGGCAAACCGCCCCTTAACATGAAATTTCCCGAGCCTAAAGAGGAGGCAGCCCAAAAAGCGCCTCCAACCTACACTCGGGAGGAGGATTTGGAACCAACCAACCCTGGAGGTACTTGGGCACACTTCGCCTGGAGAGCGCAAGACGAGAAAGGGATGTACGACCATTTCAAGAAGACCAAGGAGCCGGACTTCAACGAAGAAGAATTTTGGGGATGAAATTCATCCATACAAACACCATGAAAGACGACAGCGACAAACCAGAAGCGCCGGAAGGCTACACAGCGATGCTCGGGAGGGACGTACCAACTCCAATAGAGGACTCCCGGAAATTGTTGGTGTGGCTTCGGGACGGAGGTGGGGTTCCTGCATGGGTCAGGGCTTTGTATCACGGGGTGGAAAAAATTCACCCTGAAAACCTGGACAGGTGGTTTGCCGTTCCCAATCCACCGCCCTCCGCCGACCCCAAAGCCTCACAAGCCATCCAGAAACCCCAGCTTCAGCTCATCCCGCCAGCCCTGAATGACGAGACAGCGAAAGCCCTGATGCGCGGCTTGATCAAGTACGGACCTTGGAACTGGAGGGAAAACAAAGTCGAGATGATGACCTACCTCGGCGCGATGAAGCGCCACATCGACTGCCTGATTGAGGGTGAAGACATCGACCCGGACACTGGGGCGCACCATCTCGGCTGTGTCGCGGCTGGCTGTGGCATCGTGCTCGACGCCCGCAAGCATGGAACTCTCGTGGACAACCGCCCGCCGAAGGGGCAGAATACGCCCTGACCTTATGAGCGAGCCGGAATATGACCCTCTCAAACCCATCACCTGCAAATGTGAAGTCTGCGGATGGATGGACGACTTCACCGCTGAATCCCTCAACATGGAGCAATGCGCCCATGGCTTCTGCGAAGACTGTGACCAAGAAAGAATCTTTATCCTCAACTAACAATATGAAAACCGAATACTACGAAGACCAAGTCTCAGAAGCTAAAGCATGGAGGAAGGCGCTGCCGGAAGACCTGCGCACCATGACACCGAGAACACAAGAGATGCACGACACGTTCGCGCCGGAGTTCACGCCAGAATACTGCTACCAAGCGATGCTGGATCACGCGAGAGAGATCGAGCTGGAACTCAACACTGCCAATGGGCGCATCATCGAACTGACCACGAAGACGCCGCCGCATGAATGCCCGCAAGAGTCGGTGATACTACTCGCCGCAAACCATCCGAATCTCGCTGAATACATTGCCCAAATGGAAAGGCAGATTGCTGATGGCGCAAAAATGCTCGGCATGGCAACCGACCTGAACCTCGACCTACAAAACAAGGCGGACATGTGGCGAGATGAGTTTGAGCGCATTAAAGCTATCTGCTACGGCAAGTCGCTTGAGTTTCTTGAAATCCGAGGAATCTGCGAACGCGCCATGCTCGACATCCGTTCCAAAATCAGCCTGATAGACCAACGCGAAAAGGTGGCAGAGGAAAATATCGACCTTCGACGTGGGTTACGGGTGATTTCCGACCATTACGACATCCTCCGCGCTGAAATGGTGGAGAACCACGCAAAGGTCATGCACGGCATGTTTCAGGCTGCCGCGATGCCAAAGGATATGGATTACTGTCGGACGATGAGCAACGCCAAGCTGCGCGGGAAATGTCTGGCGTGTGACGGCACTGGGTCACTGGCTAATGTTGGCGGGGCGAAAGATGAGGACACCGGATGCCCGCACTGCGAAGGATGCGGATATGTGGAGATTCCAGACTTGTCCTGGCTCAAGAATGGCAAGATTCAATTCAATCTACTGCCGAAAGAACACCCAGATTACGACCCAACGTGACCAAAACCTCTCTCCAGCAGATGGAACGCACCCACATCGCCCGCTACGGGCGGTGGTGGAAACGTCTCCCCGGCGTACCCAAGACGAGCGCCGGGTATGACCTGTTGCAAGAGGTGGCGATAGAGAGGTTTATCCTGGGCAACTACGAGAGGTTCGCCAGTCAGCCAGGCAGTCAGCTCAACCCGTGGACGTGGCACTTCCGCAGGTTCATCTCATTGATCCTTGACCGTCCTGAGTGCAACCGCAGGTTCGAGTGGAACCCCTACGCCATGCGGATGTTGGAAGAGGCTTACGCCAACAACTTCCTCGCGGTCGCCGGTCACGCCAGTTGCTCAAAGTCGGAGTTCTTCGCCGTCTATGCCATTGCCCGGTTCCTCATCGGTGCTCCGGCCCCTGACAAGCCCATCGCCTCTCCCGAGCATGTGAAGGTGTTCATCACCTCGACCACCTTGGAAGAGTCTCGCGGACGTATCTGGGGCGTGGTCGAGGCATACTGGGGAGAGTTCTGCCGGTTCTTTGGCGGCGAGCAGTACATGCAGGCCAAGCTGGTGTCGTCCATGGGGAAGATCGTGCATGTCAGCGCAGACGGTAAGCAGAACCAGCTTGCAGGCTTGATCCTCATCGCGGGCAGCAAGGGGCACGACAAGGAGTCGTCCACCAAGATCGGTTTCAAAAACCGCTGCATGATCGTCATCGCCGACGAGCTGCCGCTGCTCACGCACAACTTGTACACCGCGATGGCTAACTTACAGTCCAACGAGTACTTGCAGTTCATCGGCATTGGCAACCCCACCTCGCCGTTCGACCCTCTTGGCGTGTTCATGGAGCCGGAGGAAGGTTGGAACTCCATCGACGAAACCTTCGACGGGTGGAAGACCAAACGTGGATACTGCATCCGCTTTGACGGGGAGAAGTCCCCCAACGTGCTCGCCGGTCGGGAAGTATGGAAAGGCATTCTCAGCTTGCGCACGGTCACGGATCTGCGCCGTGACCTTGGCCCGAAGTCGCCCGAGTACTACCGCATGGTGCGTGGCTTCCTCTCGCCGGATGGAGACGCCAACGCCATCTACACCGAAGTCGAGATCACCAGCAGCGGCAGCCAGCACAAGGTCAGCACATGGCTCACACCCCCCACCCCGATTGCTTTCCTTGACCCGGCGTTCAGCCATGGCGGGGATGAGGCGGACGCCTGCTTCTGCCGCGTGGGCGACTACTACTCAGCCATCCACCAGCGCACCGTGAAGGGCATCGAACTGGTCGAGACGATCAACCTCATGGCGTTGGTTGATGCCAGCAACAAGACCGTGGACCGCAACCAGCAGTTGGTGAACCTCTACCACGAGGAGTGCAGCAAACGCGGCATCAAGGTGGAAGACCGAGGCTCCGACTCCACGGGTGCCGGTGATCCGTTTGCCTCGCTCATGGCGATCACCATGGGCCGGGGGTTCCAGACCGTCAGCTTCGCGGGAGCGCCGTCCGATAAGACTGTGGGTGCTACCAACTCGCGCACCGGCAAGGACCGATTCGCCAACCGGGTGTCCGAGCTGTGGTACGTCGGCAAAGACCTGATCAAGGCTGGACAGATTCGCGGCCTCGACCCGGAGACCTGCATTCAGATGTGCGCCCGCATGTACAAGCTCGTGGACCGGGAGAAGGTGGAGGTTGAGTCCAAGAAAATCATGAAGCAGCGGACCAACGGACGCAGCCCTGACCGCGCCGACGCTTTCTTCGGCTGTATCGAGATCGCCCGTCGCCGCCATGGGCTGACATCCCTCGCCAAGGCTGCCCGCCGTACCGCGTTGCCGTCGAACGCGCCCAAGAACCCCATGGCTGTCCGTCACGCGCATCTGGTGGCCGCTGTGACCGATCAGAAGGGCAGAGGGAAATACACCGACCTGATGACCGCCTCTCTCACCGCCAACCAAGGCTGGGCTGATCAAAGTTTCCATTGACATTCAGCCTATCAAACGCGAAGAACGCCGCACCCATGGACGCCCACTTCTATGACGAGGATTACTATATCAACGGGATCGAAACCGGAAAATCGTCGTACAAGGCGTATTCTTGGAAGCCTGATCTCACGCTCCCCATGGCGGACTGGCTCAAACGCATTTTGCACATCAAGGATGGCGACACCGTTTTAGACTTCGGGTGTGCTCGTGGCTACCTTGTGAAAGCCCTGCGCATGCGCGGGGTGAACGCTTTCGGCTACGACAGCAGCGAGTGGGCAATCGAGAGCTGCGACGAAGGGGTGAAGGGATATGTGTCCAACGTGCTGCCCGACGAACGGTTTGACCACGTCATCGCCAAGGATTGCTTCGAGCATATCCTCCTCGACCAGCTTCGCCCGTTGATCAAACAACTGACCGCTGCCACCCGGAAGCACCTCCTCGCCATCGTCCCGCTGACCCACCACCCGGACGGCCCTTACCTCCGCGACGAGGACAACTCCGACCCGTCTCACTGCAACGCGTGGCCGCTGGACATGTGGATGGACCTGATGCGCGAAGGCGTCTCCTTGGACGAAGGCTACATCACCGGCTCATGGCACTACCCCGGCATCAAGCCCGCCTCGGGGATGGTGGACAAGTCCTGCGGGTTCATTCAATTCACGCGCGTATGAATACAATCATCAAATCCACCCTTATCCTCTGGCTGCCGTTCGCGGCGATCATGCTGATTGGCAGCGAATTAGACTTGGACGAGTCCTGCAAGACGATTGGAGGAGGTCTCGCTATCTTCGCCGTGTGCTTTGGCGTGTTGTATGTGGTGCCTCGGGTAAGAGGGTCAGAGGAGAGGGCAAACCGTTTGCGCTTCTATGACAGGATGGAGGACGCTGAATTGGGCGTTGAAACCGGCGATGACGGGAAGTGGTTCTACCCCGTTTGGAAAAACAAAGCCGAGTCTCGGTGGCGCAGATTCGCCTACTGTGACGTGGATGGCTATGGCCCCATGGATCACAAGTTTCTCAGCTATTCTGAGGCGAAGGAGTTCATCACTATTATCCACAACGGGAGAACCGGCACGCAGGAACTTCAGAACGTGGAGGCGATGGCATGATCACCCACTCCCTTCTCAGTTGCCCCTTCTGCGGTGGGCGAGGCAACCTCAAAAAGTTCATCAGCAACGCTTTCGTCCTTGGGTCGGACAAGTCCGTCGCGTGGGGCGTCCACTGTGAGGACTGCAAGTGCGGCACGTCCACCGAGTTGCAGTTGAGTGGGGCCAAGACCCCCTACGACACTCCCGACAAAGCTGCTGCGGCATGGAACCGGAGGATACCACTATGAGGGTTGGAGTTGTCTGTCACTTCCACAATGAGCGCCACGCTCTGCCCAGCTTCATCGCGGCTGCCGAGCAGATGTTCGACGAGATCATCCTCGTCTCGTCCCCCATGGACGGCACACTGGCTGACGAGGAGACGATCAAGATCGCCGAGGCGTCCGGTCACAAACTGATTCATGACACGCTGAGTCAGGGCTTCGGCGCATTGCGGACCCGCTGCATCGGATATTCGTCCTGCGATTATGTCGCCATCCTCGATGCCGACGAAAGGATGTGGACCGCCCCGCCCGCTCTGGTATGCACCGGCACCGGCAAGTTCCCTGAGACGTTGACACCCGATCTGACCGTGACTCCGGCAGGGCGCCCATTCAACCAGCGCGAGAACCTGCGTAACCTGATTGGGCATGCCGAGGCAGAGAAGGCTCTCGCCATCTGTGTCTCGCGTCGTCACTGGTTCGGTGCTCCTGGTGAGTGGGACCGCCCCTGCCAGAACTGGAACCCCATCGGCGGGGAGGCGGATTGGCAGCTTCGGCTGGTGAAGAACACCCCCTACCTCTGCTACGATCCAGAGGTGAAGATGCACGAGAGACTGATCTGGACTCCAACCTGGGCCGAGCCGAAGTTCATCCGCGTGACGGACGGGTCGCTTTACATTGATCACTACTCGTGGCATTTCAAAAACCTGGAGCCGGAGCAGAACGCCGAAGACGCAAAAATCTATGAAGAGTTGACCCCCGGCTGTGTCAACGATATGTGGCTCAAACACTACCCAAAATCAAAAGCATGAACCTGAACCGATACGACCTTCAATGGATTCTTCGCCGCCTGCCACGAACCGTGGTTGAAGCGATGAAAGCTCGCCCTAACACCTTGTTTTTAGCGGGAGGGTTTATCCGTTCCGTCATTGCTCAAGAGGAGGTGAACGATGTCGATCTGTTCATCACTTCAATTGAGCAGGCTTCCCCTGTTGCGCTTGAAATATCGCAAAATGACCCGCGCAAAATCCACAAAACCGACAACGCTTTTACGGTGAAGGATCAGCTACCGGTGCAGATCATCTTTCGCTGGGTTTTTGAAGACCCGCAGAAGTGTGTGGAGTCTTTTGATTTCACGATTGCCAAAGCTGCCGTGTTTTGGGATGGCACAGAATGGCAGGGAATCTGCTCCGACACTTTTTACGAGGACTTGGCCTCCAAACGCCTGATCTACACATCCCCTGTCCGCAATGAGGATGCAGGCGGCAGCATGTTGCGGCTCTTGAAATTCTACCAACGTGGGTACCGTATCCCGTTAGGGTCTCTCGGAGCACTGATGGCACGAATGCTGAGCGGCGTGAAACAAGTAAACTTCGACAAACGTGCCATCATCGACCCGAAAGAGTGGGAAGCTCAGATGGGGCAAGTGCTGACTGGTTTGCTTCGAGAAGTTGATCCTGCCATCGACCCGGCTCACATCGCCCATCTCTCCGATCTGGACGAGAAACCTACCAAACTCGACACTCCCACACCATGAGTTTTTACGAAGAAGTCAACAAGGTCTATGCCTCCTGGAACTACGACAGTCCGAGGCTCTTACATGGGTTTCTCCGCTGCATGAAGCCTCTCCATATTTGCGACGTGGGGTGCTACCGTGGTCTGTCTGCCGCGTGGATGGCGAAGGCGTGTCAGGAGAACAACATGGGCCGCGTCCACTGCCTCGATAATTGGAGTTTGCTTGAGCACGCCCAAATCCTCGAAGGCAAAACCCCGAAGCAGCACGCCGAGGAGAACCTCACACATCTTGGCGTTCGCGAATGGGTGGAGTTCCACGACGGAGACACCAAGGACTTGAGCATCTGGCCGGAGAAGGTGGACTTCGCGTACATCGACGCATGGCATTCCTTTACTGCTGCGGAGGAAGAGTTGACGCAATGCGTGAGAAGAGGAGCCTCCTTCATCGCTTTCGATGATGTGGAAAACTGCGTTGGCCCCCGCCTGCTGGTTGACACAGGGCACGCGATAAAAGCTCATCTGTCGGACTACCAACGTCTCGACCTCCACAGCGACAACGGGCTGACCCTCTTCGTCAAGAAACAGCCACGCCGGTTGATCACGTTCTCGCAGGAGCTACCCTACCCGAACCCCGGTGTTGACCTGCGCCCGCTCACACTGGAGCAGCAGAAGGCCCACTTTGACGAGGCCAGCGCCATCACTGGTCTTGATTACTCCAGCATTTTGAATCAAACTGAGCATGACTTGAAGGTATGAAAATCCTCAACCTCGGAGCCGGGTCAACGAGACCCATCAACGACATCTGGACCAACCTCGACAACTGGGAGGGCGGTGGTCACGAGATCAACGAGCCGAATTTCGTCAGGCACGACCTGCGCCAGCCGCTCCCTTTCCCCGACGCCTCGTTTGACGGGTGTTTGTGCAGCCATGTTCTGGAGCACATGGACTGTCGTGAGGCGGTGAAGGTGATGAAGGAAGTGCTGCGAGTGCTCAAACCAGGTGGCGTGCTGCTGGTGAGCGTGCCAGACGCCACCTACTTCCGCAAGGTTTACCCGCAGGATCGCAACGAGAACTGGCCTGAACTGTTTGAAGTCAGCGACCCACCCAACCCGATTCCCAACTGGTTCACCGCCGCGCTCTGGTTCGACCAGCATTCGCAAATCTTCACCGAGGATTCGTTGTGGGCGCACTTCGTCCATGCCGGGTTCATTGCCGACGAGATTCCCCGCGTGGCGGACACCGACAGAGCGCTCCCCGTGCTCGGTGAGATGATGCCTTACCTCAACCGCCGCAAATTCTCGCTGGAAATGTGGGCACAGAAACCGCTATGAACACTCTCCCATCCGCCATCGCCGACAAGCCTGAACTGGACACCATTCCTGGAGACTCTGCCTCGTGCAACCATGAGACGCCTGAGTCTATGAAAGAGCTGCTCAACGAGTTCACCAGCACTTCGTCCAAAATACCTTGGCACCGCGACATCATCGACGGACTGCATCAAGGCAGAGGAGTACCCAAAGTAAGCGGGATTTTTGTGGGGGACGCCTGCCAGCACAAGTGCTCCTTTTGTTCTACTGCGAACCGGGGTAACGCCGCTCTGACCTTGCATCAGGTGGAGACCTATGTAGATCAGCTCATTCCATTGGGTTTGAAAGCTGTCATTTTGAGCGGGGGAGGGAACCCCATATTGTGGAAGGACCGTGAAAAAGGCTACGATTTCAACGACTTGGTGGACACCCTACACGGCAAAGATTTGCAAATCGGGCTGATCAGTAACGGCCTCAAGAACATGGTGCAGTATCCCGATGGCCGCACTTCTTGGAGAACCGTTCGACCCGAGACCTTAGACAAACTGACGTGGATTCGCATATCTCTCAGCGCGTGGGACCATGGTGAAGAAGTGGAAGTGCCCGACATCAATCCAGACCTGACTGCTCTCGGCGGAAGCTGGGTGTACCACGACTCCTACAAAGACCCTCTCGACCGGCACGGCAAAGTCAGTCGTCCCGAAGACCTTCAGACGCCGTTGCTCCTAGGTGAGGAAGCAGACCGCGTGACCTATGGCAAGGATCGCCTGCCCTTTATCAAACAGAAGTTGAAGGAACTGCTCTCCACCAAACCCTTCACTTACATCCGGGCGTTGCCGAACTGCTACGAGATTCAGAAGATCCCGGAGCGGTGTATCGAACTGGAACAGATGGCCTTGGAGGTTGATCCAAGAATCATGGTGCAGTACAAGCCGCCCGCTCCCCACACCTGCTGCCTGCTTGGATATTCGCACCCCGTGCTGTGGCCTTCTGGCGATGTGACACCCTGCGACAGCGTAACCCTTTTGGATCAGGCTAACCGTTCACAGGGCGGCAGTGCCTACGTCATCGGGCGTTGGGACACTATTCATGAACTCTACGAGCAGCCTGTGCGTTCGTTGATCGACCCCATGGTCCATTGCCAGAAATGCGTGTTCGGCACACAGAACCGGGCACTGGACGCCATCTGGAAAGGCGCTGACCCACAGCCGTCAGGACCAGAACCTCGGCACAAAAACTTCATATAGTATGAAAATTTCTTCTTGCGGGGATGCTGGCGACATAATTTTTGCCCTGTGTCTGCTCAAACAGATCCCCCACGGCCCCCACACCCTTTGCCTGCGTTCCTCGTCTTCGACCAAAGCCAAAGGACCGGAAGGCGTGCAACGCATGTATGATCTGCTTGCGCCTCTCGTCTCCCTCCAACCCTACGTCGCGGACATCCAGATCATCCAGCCCGGCGACCCGGTGGACTGGAAGAGCGAGGACTTCCGGCTGGCCGGTCACTACTCCAAAGGCGAGACGCTGATGCGGGCGCACCTCAAGCACCTCATCAAGACCCACAACATCGGTCATGACTTCACTGCCGCCGAGCCGTGGCTGTTCGGCGTCGAACCGTCGCCGCGCTCCAAAGGGCGTGTGGTGATCAACCGCACCGGGCGCTACCGCAACGAGCGGTTCCCGTGGAAAGAGGTGGTCTCTCACTTCCGCAATCGCCTGCTCTTTGCAGGGCTTCACCACGAGTGGCGTGAGTTCATCGGCCGCCACGGCTACGTCGAGTTCCAGCCTACCGCGAACATGCTGGAGGTGGCACAACTGATCAAAGGGTCTGACCTGTTCATCGGCAACCAGTCCTGCGCCAACGCCCTCGCGGAGGGGATGAAGCACCCCATCATTCAAGAGACTCACCTGGAGTTCCCCGACTGCATTTACGCCCGCCCGAACGCCAGCCATGTCGCCGATGGGGTGATCACCCTGCCAAACGGCACCGTGCTGCGCGGAGTCCGCCCCAAACGCGAGAAGAAAATCCACATCACCCCGCCGAGAGGGTGGAATTACAACGGCATCGCGTCCCCATGTTTCGAGCTTTTGGCAAGAGGGGTTGCAAAGAGGGAGAATCTCACCATTGGTGAGGCCGAGGACGCCGTGTATGACGCCAATGTCGAACGCTGCCCGGACTTCTTCGCCGACCACGGCGAGAAGGCCCAGTTCCTCCGCGTGCAGCAAGCCCTTGAAAATTACAGACTATGACATCGCCCGAATTTCGCATTACCCCGGAGGAAAGGAAAAGCTTCGACATGCTCGGCATCACTCTTGCTTCGATGCTGTCCTTTGGCGAAGCATCCCCCGAGATGGACGTAGCCGCCGAAGACATCCGTTCCGACGCTTTTTGCTTCTTCGACGCGAAAGACTTCCCCGAAAATACCTTAGTGGGAGATCGTTGGGACGCGATGTTGAACCCCTTTCTGTGCCTGCGTACAGAACCCCACGAAGGGCGTAAAGTGGAGGCGCTTACGGTGAGATGGATTAACACATTCGACGCCGAGAAAAACCCCTTCTGTGACACCGGATTTTTCCTCGCCCGAGCATACTCACTCTCGAATACTGAACCATGAACCGCCGCTCCATCTTCAAACTCCTCAAGGGCTGGATTCGGCCAGACATCCACACCAAAGTCGCCAAGGCAAAAAAGCGTTTGGCCGAGTTGGAGCGACTGCTACCTCCCTCCAGCATTCCTCATTCACAGCGGGCCGTGCTGGACAGTTTCTTCTGTCGAGTGGCCGACCTTTTGTCCTTTGGGAAAGAGCCTTCAGAAGGGTTATACTTGGACGTGCCATACACCAAAACACTCTGCTTCAGCGATTTTGCCAACACTCCTGATCCTTTCGGTCTGCTAGCTGATGTCGTGGAACCTCTGATGTCTTGGCGTCTTGATCCGTATTGTAGGGGTAGAAAAGTGTCGGCTTTGCGAGTCATGTGGCTCAACATCCCTCACAGGCAGGATAACCCCTTCCAAGAGATCGGGTTTTTCTACGCCAGAGCGTACTCCACAGATCCGATGCCAGGCGATGCTCTGACCGGATGGAAAGAAGTGACCCAAGCCAAGAATATCAAACCATGAAAATCGCCATCCCCGTATCCGCCCACGACAAGCACCTGCTGCCCGACCTTACCGAATGCCTTCTCAAGCTCGGCGGGTTGGAAGAGCACCCCATCGTCTTCTTCCCCACTCCTGCCGCCAAGGACACCACCTATGAGCATGCCGAGCGGCTTGGCGCTGAGACCTATCCCCTGACCCAGGACTTCGAGGGTGGAGCGCCCGTCGCCTGCAACCGTCACTTCGCCAGTCTGGTGTTCGCTCTCGCCAAGATGGGCAACACCGATCCTTTCCTTTTGATGGAAGCGGACATGCTGCCACGATTCCCTCGCTGGGCTGACAAACTGTTCGAGGACTACCGCATGGGCGGCACTCCGTTTCGCGGTGTTCTCGTCCCGACGCCGTTCAACGAGAACGGCAAGATCGTCTTCCGCGACAACGACCAAATGATGATGGGCACCGGCATCTACCCACCCAACATGGAACGGGATGAACGGATCAAGCCGCTGCTCCTCGACCTCGCCAAACCGTTTTCGATGAACCCGCGTGAACCGTTCGACGTGTATCTCCGCTGGCCCATCCGCAACATCGGCGTGTCGCACACCGAACTGATCGCCGACATGTGGTGTACGCAGAACTACCGCAACACCCCAGAAGGCATCGTCTGCGAGTCGGTCAAGCATGACCGCGTGGTCCGTGAGCGCGGAGGTCTCGTCAGCCCCAAGGCACTGTTGGTGCATGGCTGCAAAGACGGGTCGCTGGCTGACATCGTCTTGGGGCGTGGGGAGACTGCGCCAAACCAGAGGGAGTTTTATGTGCCGAAACGGATTGCAGACCTTGTGGAAGACACCGGAGTCCCTGTTGAATGTGGTACCCTGGAAGAGTCCGAGGCTGCGCACACAGACCCTGAACATCTTGCCGAGATCGCAGGAGACTTCTGGGGCGAAGATGAACCGCCAACCGTGACCGCGCCCACGCCGCCCGTCCACACCGTCATGAAAGCGGCGGAGGTCAAACCACAGGTCGAATGGCACGAGTTGCCGGAAGAGGTGAAGGTGAAGACGCCCGAACCGAAGCCCGTCAAAAAGATCACCCGTGCCGACATCGAAACCGCTCTCGGCGGCAAGAAGATGCGCGTCAACGATCTGGCGGATAAACTGAAGGTCGATGTGCCTTACCTCATCGGCACGTTCCCCACCAATGGCTACCTCGTCGCCAAGGCTGGCTGGGTGCAGAACACCATCCCGATCACGGAGGGTTGACCCCCCGACCCGGCTCCACTACAACCCCTCACCATGGACCTCGCCGCTCTCCAACTGCTGACCCTTCGCCTGTTTGCCCAGCGTGCCCACCACGACACACAGGGACCGACGTTCTTCGAGGATCACGAGACGTTCGGAGAGTTCTACGAAGCCTACGACGCTGCCTACGATTCGGTGGTTGAACGGGCAATCGGTCTCGGCAGCAAGATGGACATTGCCAAACTGGCGATGGACGCTGCAACTAAAGCCGCGTTCCACCCGAATGAGCACTCCCCGGAGAAGCTGTTCGCCGATCTCCTGTCAGGCGAGAAGAACCTGTGCGGCGTCCTCGTGTCAGAGATGGCGAAAGCCAGCGAGGGCACCAAGAACCTACTGGCCCAGCTTTGCGACGACTCGGAAAAGCGGCAGTTCTTGATTCAGAAGAGGATCACTCACGCATCCAACAGTTAGACCAGTACTCAGGTTGCTTGCCGAGTTTCTGATCGACCGTTTTCAAGACTTCTAGCGGGTAGTAAGTCTTGCTCGACACGTCGCAGCCGCAAGCACTGCACCCCTTTTTATATAGCTCCGCAGGGCGATGAATCTTCCTGCCGCCGAGCATCTCGGTCAACTTCTTGCTCACCCAGCCACAAGGGAACGTGCAAGCCACGTCCGCCATCTTCGGGCATGACAGGCAAATGTCAGCACGGCGGCGATGCTCCTCGTCGCTGACAAGCTCATTACCGTACAGCTCTTGCAGCGTGAGCAGGAACCGTTTCACGTCATCGCCGGTCAGGTGGATCTCGGGCGCTCCTGACTCGACACACCCGAAGCCGGGGTTCTGCTGGCACATCTCATCGACGACCGCCTGCTCCCAGCCGCTCTCGATCTCGACACCGTTGGCGAGGCGTTGCGCCTTCACCTGCTGGAGCATGACGGTCAGGGAGTTGGAAGACACGGGAACTCCGGTG